TTGACGCAAGATGAAAAGAGGGAAATATTAGGTTATTCACCAATCGAAACAAATGAGCCAATTAATACAACCGTCTGAGGTAATAAGCGGCGGTGTTGCAAGACCAACGCCAGCAGATATACGCCTTGATAAGTCATTGATAAGCCCGCACATTCAAGATGCGGAATACCGTTGGATAATTCCCGCCGTTGGCTTAACGTTTTACGATGCCCTTGTTGCGGACAAAGGAAGCTCCACGGCGTTTACAAGTACTTCTTATCAAGCGTTATGGAATGACCAATTAAAATCCTTTTGCGCCAACGCGGTTCTTTACGAAGCAGCCCCTTACATGGTGATGCAACTTGGAACAAATGGACTTTATACATTGGACAATGAATACGGGCAAAACGTGGGCGTCGAAGGCTTGAAATTTTATCAAGATACTTTGTTACAAAGGCTGGAGGTAAAGAAGAAAAGGATTAAGGATTATTTGTGTACTTGCGCAACTAATTTACTTGGATTCATTCCCAGCGCCGTTGGTTGTCCTGAGGCAACTTGTAATGAGGACGAAGAAATGTTTGATATTTATAACACGATGGGCATTGTATTATGAGCGAAGAAATAAAACCAAAGAAAGAAAGACGTTTTTTAAAAACATTGGGGCGCGTGGGTGAAATATTAGTTGAAAAGGTATTGCTTAAAATTGGGAGTAATTTAATTAAGAAGATTGGAGGCAAAAAAACATTGCCTTCAATTCTTTTTTTATTCCTTTCCCTTTCCCTTTTCGCCCAATTCCCAAACACGGGTAACAAGCAACGTCTTGGATTTCAGACGACCGCCGACGGGCTGACGTGGCGCGGTTCAATTTCAGATACCGCTTCAATCCAACCGATAAATAATACAAGTGCATGGGTAATTCTTGATACCGTTAACCTTAAATTTTATACGTTTGACTTTACTTCCAACGTTTGGAACTTGGTTGGCGGTGGCGGTGCGGCTTTTGAGCAGCCTGTTGATTCATTGTTTTTCAACGTCAATGTTCCCACGAATAACGTGGACACGGCAAAAATGCGTTGGGATTCCGATTTGGCTACGGTGGTACTTGGATTGAACGACAATGTTCCAAATGAACTTGGGTTCAAAAACTTTTGGCTTGTAAAAAATCAAACAGGTTCAACCATTACCAAAGGTAGCATTGTATATGCTAATGGTACGGTGGGCGCAAGTGGGAGAATAACCGTTGCGAAATTCATCGCCAACGGCTCAATAGATGCAAAATATTTATTAGGAATAACGGCACATGATTTAACGGATGGTGAAGATGGGTACGTTATTTCATTTGGTAAAATAAGGCAGGTTAATACTGATACCTTTGCGGCTGGCGCGATCCTTTACCCTTCGCCAACGGTGGCAGGTGTTTGGACGGACGTTGAACCCATTGCGCCAAATCTTGATATGCCAATAGGCTTTTGTATTAATAGCCATGCAAATAACGGAACAATAGCCATACGCGTGGCATCGGGTTATAAATTAAGTGAGCTTCATGACGTGGCTATTTCTTCACCTATTGAAAAGGCATCATTGTATTATTCTGGTGGATTATGGAGAGATACAACAGCAGCACTTTTAGTAAGCGATACGGCTGCGATGTTAGCCAATTACGCTACCAAAGAATATGCAGATACAACAGGAAGGTTATATGCAAGGCAGGATTTTACAAATGTTTTAACGTCAACTTTGACTTGGACACAAACGGACACTTTGATTCCTGGGGGAGTTACCGTTGTTCAAGTGTATCGAAACGGACAAATCCTTTTGCCTTCGCAATACACGATACCAACGTCAACAAGTGTAGTAATTGCAGCTTCATCATTCAAAGTCAATGATAATTACACGGTTATTTTTCCGCGTGGTGGTGGTGCAGGAAGTGGCGGAGGATCGGGTTCATTAACCTCAATCTCTGGTGGCACGGGCATCCTTGTTTCACCTGACCCGATAACAACCACGGGCACGGTTTCGGCTGACCTCAGCGTTTTAATGGAGTTGACGGATACGACTTTATTAAACCTTACCTCAAGATTTAACACAAAGGAAAATACCTTAGTATCTGGAACCAATATCAAAACAGTAAATTCAAATAGCTTATTAGGCTCAGGAAATATAAGCGTTGGAACATTGGTTGCGGCTGATACCGTATCATTATCTAACAGAATAAATACAAAGTTAACGGCAACCGACACGGCTTCATTGTCAAATCGGATTAACCTTAAATTAAACTCCGCCGACACGGCTTCATTATCCTCAAGAATAGACGCAAAAGGAACGGGAACGGTTACAAGTGTTGCCACGGGTTACGGGCTGAGCGGTGGAACGATTACCACAACGGGAACTTTGTTGCTTGATTCAGCCGTTGTATTTTCACAGATACGGGATTCCATTGTTGACGTTGCCATCGGGAATGATACCATAAAGATTTTAAAACAGGAATACGCACCAGCCACAACCAGCGTATTGACTTGGACGATAACGCCTAAGTTTCCTATTCAATTAAAGGCTTATATTTTGGTGTTCAGAAATGGTCAGCTACTCATTAATGACCAATACAATTTGACGGATACCAATAAAATTATTATTGTTTCCAACTCCTTCAAGGTTGGGGCAAATTACACCGTTGTCACAGTGTCGGGCATTGGCTCAGTTGGTACGGGTACATTTCCAAACCCCGTTTACCCTGAGGCTGGAATTGCCTTGTCAACAGGCAGCGCTTGGGCGTCAAGTATTCCGAATAATTCAAGTAATTGGAATATTGCATTCAATGATAAAATAACAAACGCAGCTTTCTCAGGAACAACGACAAAGACATTAACTTTGACCCAATACGACGGGGGAACATTTACGCCAACGTTTACCGATTTGCAAGGGGTTACAGGCGTGACGGCGGGAACAGGGTTAACAGGTGGAACGATTACAACTACGGGCACTTTAGCGGTTAACTTTGGCGTGGTTGCACCGTTGGCAAGTCCCACGTTTACGGGCACGGTTTCGGGAATAACTAAAAGTATGGTAGGATTAGGTAATGTGGATAATACCTCAGACTTAAACAAACCAATATCTACATTAACACAAACAGCGTTGAATGGAAAAGAAAATACCATAACCGCAGGAACGACAGAACAATATTTTAGAGGAGATAAAACATTTCAAACTTTAGATAAATCTGCGGTTGGATTGGGTAATGTGGATAATACTTCAGATGCTAACAAACCAATATCGACGGCAACACAAACGGCGTTGAATTTAAAATTTAATACCGCAGACACAACTCAATTAAATCTTACCTCAAGATTTGCGGCTAAATTAAATTTAGCAGATACTATAAAATTAACAACATTTGGCACAAGTAACGCCGCAACATTAATAAATAAAACTTTAAATATTCCAAATTACAAAACATTATCGGTTACTGACCCATTGCAAGATTACTTAGTAAAATTTAGTGATAATATTGGAAATGGAATACAAAGAAGTAATATATCAGAAAGTGGTACAACTGTTAATATGTCAAGTAGCGATGTTAGGTTAGGGGCAATAAAAAATGGCGGCACTTTTTCGAGTCCAATTACAATTTCTACAACTTGTGGATCATCAGGATCACCAAATTTAATTGGAACAAGTACTGGTAATTATGTAAATAACTGTTCAACAGGAACAGCATATTTATTGCTTCCTGACCCAGCAGATATATCAGGGTTTACAGTTGGAAGAATTTTAACAATTACAAATTTAAGGTCAGGTCAATCTATTGTTTTAAATACAACTTTTTCATATTCAAATGCAAGACCTTTAGGAATAGACGGGTCAGCGGAATCATCTATTCCAGCAAAGCGATGGATAACCGTGCAAAGTAATGGCACGAATTGGTACATAATTGCAACAGGAAGCGCATTGTAAACAACAAAATAATAAACATGAAACAACTCCTTTTCCTTCTCTTTTTCCCTTGCTTTGCCTTGGCACAGTACCCGGGCAACGGAAATCAAAAGATAACACTCGGAGAACAAACGAGTGCCGACGGGCTGGTGTATCGAGGCGTGGCAAACCTTGACACAGTCACGGCAACAAGTAAAATAACACGGGCAAACAAACAAGATACAAGTGCTTATATTTTGCTTGATACGGTTACTAATTTGTTGTGGCATTATAAAATAGGCAGCAACGCATGGACACAGGCTGGTGGCTCAACCTTTGACACAACTACTTTAAATCTTGTATCAAGGTTTGGTTTAAAATTAAATATATCCGATACGGCTTCAATGCTTTTGCCTTATTGGCGAAGTGGCAGATTTTCGGGTGTGTTGCCTGTGGCAAATGGGGGAACGGGGCAAACGACACTTGCGGCAGCTGGAATAAATACAGGAAGTGGCACATTAAATTATTTGCCAAAATATACATCAACGGGAACAACTTTAGGGAATAGTTTAATTTATGACAATGGAAGCGGTGTAGGAGTTGGTACTATATCACCAACGGCTGGTTTCCAACTACAAGTTACAGGCCCAAACGCAAGATTGGCTATTTTAAATAGTAGTTCGGCGAGTACAAGTAACTATTCTCAAATGAACTTTGGATATGGCGGAGGAACTGGTGAATATACTGAATTTTATAGACAAAATAATACTAAAAGATTTCAAATATTTAATGGTGGCGGAGATATATTTTTTTCTACTAATTATGTAAGTGATTATCGGTATGATTTATTTATTGAATCAGACAATGGCAACGTTGGCATTGGAACGACAAGTCCACTGGCGAAATTACAAGTTAAAAGTAGTGGAGTTACAAATTCAACAACAGCATTAAAAGTTGATAATAGTGGGGATGCTAATTTATTAACTATACTTGATAATGGCAACGTTGGTGTCGGAGTGACAAATCCTATATATAAATTAGAAGTTGAAAGTAATATTAATGGAGTTAGTACATTAAGATTAAATAATAATAATAGTGGTGGTGCTTTAATACTAACTAAAGGTGCAACATCAATAATGTATAATGGTTCTGCCGATAGTTGGGTTGGTAGTGGAACAACAAACGATGCTGGATTAGGGGCGTATAGTGGTGGTATTCGTTTTTTTACTGGCAATAGTACTGCAACAAAAATGACAATTTCATCTGCTGGTTTAGTAGGTATTGGTAGAACACCAACTACAAACATTTTAGAAATAAATGGGGATGCTTCAAAATCAACTGCTGGACAATGGTTAGCAAATTCAGATTTAGCCATTAAAACTGAAATAAATACAATAGATGGTGCTTTGGATAGAATTAATAAAATAAGATTAGTTTCTTTTAAATACAAGAATGAGTATAAATTATTAAACTCTTCTATTAAAGATAAATTTTATCAAAACGTAATTGCACAAGAATTTCAAAAAATATATCCTGATTATGTTTATGAAAGTGGAACTATATTTGAAGGTAAAAATATATTACAAGTTGATACAAATCCAATGTTCATAGATGCAGTAGCTTCAATACAACAATTATCATTATTAGCACAAGAATTGCAATCCCAAATTGATACACTAAAACAAGAAATTATAAATCTTAAAAACAAATAACATGAAATACTTATTTTTATTTTTACCACTATTTTCATTTGCACAAGATATTGTAAAAGATACAGTATATGTGCAGAAACAAGGGAATACTTATTTTATCATCAGCCAAACTTGGTATGAAGATAGCACAACAACAGGAAGTAAATTGCTACTAGGAGATTCACTACAAGCAATTCAAGTCTTAATGTCTAAAGCAGAGAACCATGTAAATAATGTTGCAGCTTATGCAGTACCAGTAATTACAAGAAGTGCTAATGTTAGACAAGTTAATTTCTATAATAATGTACATCAAGAGATTACTGGAAAACCTATTTACACATCAACGGCTTTAAGGGATTCAGCGGCTTTTTTGGGCGATTGGACATTGGTATTTAACGGGGAAAATATCCTGGGGGAAATACAGATAAACAATGCCAACCGTTTTATTTTTAATCCTGATAACGGCAAGGTTTACACGATTTCGACCAATCTATTATTAAGCACATTTACCAACCAAGTTAGCTTCGCCTTCAACGGTGTGCGCTACGACTTGTACAAGTTTGCTAATGGCAAATTTGCAACCGTGGATAATGATGTTAGGCTGATAAAAAAGGAATAATGAAAACAACTTTAATCAACTTTTTGCACCTTGGATGGGAAAAGATAACGTATGCCATTTGCTGCGGCTGGATATTTTCGTTCTTCATTCCAATTAAAGGCTTCCTTATTTTCACGGTTTTCGTTGTTTTTGCCGACATGGCTACGGGCATCCTCGCTGCAAAGAAGGAAGGGCAAAAGATAAATAGTCGTGGGCTTTATCGGACGATAGAAAAGATAATAGTGTATTTTTGTGCTATACTCATTTTCGAGGGTGCAAGAAATACCTTTAGCCTTCCATTTAACATAACGTACATGGCAGCGTTTTTAATTGCGACGGTTGAGTTATATTCTATTTCT